GAGCGTGGTAAGAATGATCTCTACTTTTTCGCTAAAGCCATAATGGGGTTCAGAGACCTCACGCCACGTTGCCACCTCCCCATCTCGATCTTCCTCGACGACAATCCCTCGCGATTCAAGCTCCTGTTGATTCCCCGCGGACACTACAAGACCTCACTGGCGACCATCAGTCGCGTAACGCAAAAAGTTGTGCGTGATCCTAACCAGCGTGTTCTGCTGGTCAACGAGACCACCGATAACGCAGAGAACTTCCTATCGGCTATCGAACAGCAGTTCGAGTCCAATCGGATCCTTCGCACACTGTACAGCGAAGTGATCCCAAAGAACGTTCGGGCGACTACGTGGAACCAGAAGAACATGCGCCTTGTGCGTCAGTGGAACGGCCCCGAGGAAACGATCACTGCGATGGGCATGACTTCTGCCCTAACCTCGCGACACTACACTCACATCACCGTTGATGACCCAATCTCGGAAGAAGCAGTCAAGTCTCCGGGAGTCATGGAGGACGCGATCACTCGTATCAGCAAGTTCATCTCCCTGATGACAAACCCTGAGCGAGACACGTTCGACTTGATCGGTACTCGATGGGCCCTTCACGATGTATATTCGTTCTTCATGAAATCCCTCGGCGATAAGTTGGCTCGCTATGTGCGCGGGGCCATCTCGAATGGCGAGCCAATCTTCCCCGAACTGATTTCCCTCGCAACGCTGGCGCAGGCCCGAGAGATGTACGGTGAGTATATGTTCTCGTGCCTCTACATGAACAATCCGCGAGACGTGGCGAATCAGGACTTTAATGTAAATGATCTGCGGTTCTGGCGTTGGTCGAGTGACGAAGAGTCCGTGGTGCTGTATGGGCCCGACGGCGTCATGCAAGACATCTTCGATATTTCTACGCTTGACATTACTGTGTCAGTCGACCTTGCCGTCTCTGAGCGCATCACCGACGACAAGAACGCAATCGTCACAGTGGGTGTCACGCCAAAGGGCCAGGCCGTCGTCCTGGACACTTGGGTCAAGCGCTGTACGCCATTGGAGGTGATCGAGCGTCTCTTCTGGCTGAAGGCCCGATACGATGTTCGTCAGTTCGGCATCGAATCAGTGGCATACCAGAAGGCCTTCAAGTACTTCTTGAGGGCAGAGTGTGAGCGTCGTGATACCTACATGAACATCGTTGAGTTGAAGGCCATCCCCTCCAAGCGAGGCACTGGCAACAACTCGAAGGAGATGCGCATCCGTGGACTACAACCCATCGCGGCATCGGGCCGTCTCTACATTCTACCTACACAGCACGAACTCAGGAACGAGTTGGCGGATTTCCCGCTTGGTGAGCACGATGACTGTATCGACGCGCTGGCACACCAACTCACGATGTGGCGCGGCTATCTTTCTCCCGAACGTATGGAACGCTATCGAGAGTCTGAGGCTCGCCTGATTGCACGAATCAACAGCGGCTTGACGCTTGAGCAAGAACTGTTCTCGACGGATCCTCGCGAGCGCCCACATCCTGACGATTTGGGCATCGAGATTCCGCAATTCAACTATTTCTCTGACTACGTGATTCAGTGATGCCATACATCGTGAAGCGAGTTGACGGGGGCTTTAAGGCATGCAAGAAGGATGGTGGCAAGTGCTTCTCCAACAAGCCACTGTCGAAGGCAGACGCCTCCGCACAGATGCGGGCCTTGTACGCTAATGAGAAGCCGTCGTCTAAATGATTGTGCCAGGTATACAGGTTCGGATACCTGCCGCCGGCACCAGTGCACAGAAGGTCATCGAGCGAATGAAGGCTACGCTTGACGCTCGGTTTAAGTTTCAGATCAATCGCAGGGAATTTTTGCGGAAGTGGGCTGGTCACAGGAAAGCGCTGTTCTTAACCACTGAGTATCAAATGCTTCGTGAACACACATTCAATGGACAAGGCGGCAAGTGCATCAAGTGCGGCGTCCGTCCGTGTGTCCACCTGCACCATAAAGTTCGCGTGGTTGACGACCCGACTATGGCGGTTCATCCAGGTAATGTAGTGGGACTGTGCGCTCGTTGCCATCGAGCCGAACCACACTCACCACTACACACCAGAACCATCCAGTTTACCAATCGGGATGCCACTACTCTCCCTACCACGGAGCCAACCTCGCCGGCGCGCAGCGCCGTCCAGGAGTCTAGTCGATGACTTTGCCTAATGGCGTCCCAGATATGGTCTTTAGCAGCCAGTCTCTTCCGATAGGAGACTCGGTCTCAGAGCTCGACGCGCCCCTCGTTCATCAGCAGACTAACACAGGGCCTGACGAGAAGTTTCCTCCAGCGATCATGAAGCTGCCTGATGAGGACATGCAGAAGTTCGTCATCTGGCTAGATCAATGGTTGGAAGATCTCACTTCGATGCACTCAAGGAAAATTGACGATTGGGTGAAGCAAGAGATTGGTTATCGTGCACTGCCTGGGCCTAACACGACAAAGCCCTATATTGGTGCAGACACGACAACGATTCCTGCAATCGCGATGGCAGTGGATCCTATCCATGCCAGGCTTGACACAGGAATATTCAAGCAGTCTCCTGTCTTCACGATTAAGATGCTGAAGAAGTCGTTTGCCAAATACACTGATGCGGTCAACTCATGGGTTGACTACTATCAGCGTCACAAGCTTCAGCTTCGTCGAATTGCCTCGCCGAGGCTTCTTGAAGCCACGAAGCTTGGCACTTGCATCTTCAAGACAGTGTACGATCGTGAGGAATACACTGTTAAGACCTACGATCCAAAGAATGAATGGAAGGTTATTGAGCGTAAGGAACTTCGCTTTGCTGGGCCGAGAGTGTTCGGAATCTCAGTCAATGACTTTCTGTTTCCGCCGTCCTTTCAGTTCCTTCAGGACTGTCCGATTGTTGCTGAGCGTCAGCGGACTACATACAACCAGTTGAAGATTGCTGAGGCCAGTAAGAAACTTGCGAACGTAGATGCGGTAAAGGATCAGGTGACTCGTGTTAGGACTGCTCTCGAAACTGAACGCGAAAATCAAGCGGGTCATGTCACGACTAATCATCGGTGGCAAGACGAAATCGAAGTCCACGAATTCTGGTGCGACTACGATATTAACGGTGACGGCTTGCCAGAACGACTCGTTGGGACCTTTCACAGGGACACTCGTACCATTCTCCAACTCCGATTTAATTGGTACTTCCACCAACGGAAACCTTATACAGTTATCCCTTATTCCATCACCAACGACTCGCTCTACGGAATTGGGATCGCTGAGATGGTTCTACCATTTCAGGATGCTCTCACGAAGTGGCATCGTATGGCAACGGACAATGCCTACCTTGCCAACATCAGAATGTTCATCGTCAAGAAGGGAAGCGGAATTGAGGAAGTACCTCGTCTGTATAGCGGTCGTTGTTTCTTTGTGGACGATCCTAAGAGCGATTTCATTCCTTTCGCTGTCGGAGATATTTACCCATCTACGTTGAGTGAACGGCAGAACATTTTCGGTCTCGTTGAGAAGCGGACGGGCGTTTCGGACTATCTAACCGGTCGTGAGTCACCGATCATTGGCTCTCGCGCTACGGCAACCTCTACGCTGGCGCTGATTCAGGAAGGCACGAAGCGGGTTGAGGAAGTGCTTGAGAACATTCGTCATGGGTTGGCAGAAGTTCTCGAGAATTGCTTTTACATTTGGATTCAGTACGGACTTGAAGGGCTTGAGGATGTGGTCTTTGGTGATGATCAGATTGGTGATCTGGTTAAGGAGTTCTTCAACAGTCTGAGTGCTGAGAACATTAATGGTGCGCTAGCCGTTGATTTGACTGCGACCGATGCTGCTGGGTCTAGACAAGCGATGCAGCAGATGCAGTTGCAGATTATTCAGATCATGATGGGTTACCTTGAGAAGCTACTGGCTGCCGGTCAAGGTGTTCTTATGGCCCAACAGCAGATGCCTCAAATCGCACCAGAGTTTGCTGGCATGGTCACGGATGTGTTGGTGGCTTCTCGTAAGATGTTCAGGGATCTTCTAACTAAGTACGAGGTACCGAACCCTGAAGAGTACCTCCCAGACATTACGAAGTACTTGCAAGGGGGTGCAGCAGATGCAGCTGCCGCAGGACCAGGAGGAAGCCCAAATATGGGCGGAGGAGCTCAAGGACCTACGGGAACTCCGCAGTTTCCAGTTGTTTCTCAGTCGCCTCCAGGAATTCAGGTCCCGAGACCAGCGACTCCTGGAAGCGGAGGATTCCCCGCAAACCCTGTGGCGCTTGCAGGGTAAGGTCCAGAATATGAGTGAAGTTCTTCGTGTAGTTCCAGATCTTATAAAGGAACTATCAACAATCACAAAGGGAGAAGTGTAATATGAGTGGCCCCGGAGTACCAGATTTTGGTCCTGTTTCAGTCGATCTAGATACATACAACACTGAACAGGCTCAACCAAAGCCGATTAAGTTGGATGAAGTGAGGCTCGAGGGAGATGATATTCCTGAGCACCTTCGCGGGAAGTCGGCTGCAGATGCTATCAAGATGACTCAGCAACTTACGGAGTCGCTTCGTCTGAGCGAAAGTGCTAGAATCCAGGCTGAAGCAGCTAGTAAGTTGATGAATCAGGCACCGCCGCCACCTCCTCCCCCGGCACCACCCGAACCGGAAGTGACGGATGAGCAGCTTGCAGAGCTTTTTCAGACTGATGCAGTCAAGGCAATTCGTCTGGTCGAGGATCGAACTGCGAGAAAGCTTAATGCGAACCTTGAAAATCGAATCAAGCCGCTGTTCAGTGGAGGATCTTCTTCACAGGAACAAGCTGCCAGATCTCGATATGCCGAGGAATTTCAGCTCTTTGGTGATGAGATCACGAATATGGCAAGGTCGTTGCCTAATGGAGACGTTGTTCTCTCCAATCCTGCGGCGTGGGATGATATGATCTCATTCATTCGAGGGAAGCCGAAGAACCTCGAACGTTACATTGAGCACAAAAATCGTAAGAATTCCGATGTGGCAGCTGAAAATGCTCGTCGGGAGCAGCAGAGTGGCGTTGGTTTTAGCGCAAGTGGGGGTCCTACTAGGCCAATTCCCACTGATTCGAGCCAACTAGACTCAACTCAGCTTGAAATTGCCCGTACGATGAACATGACCCCTGCAGAATACATCAAGTGGAGCAAAGTATGAGCGCGAAGGACGTGATTGAGAAGAAGCGACAGGAGATGGCTGAGACTCAGCTGTCTGGCACGATGACCGATAGTGAGAAGAAGTCAGAACTTCGTCGCCAGATGGAGGAAATTGACCGTCTGGAGCGTAAAACTGGCCCAAGTGGAGCAACTCCGTTGACTCCGAAGGCCCAGATGCTGGACGCAAGTGATGTTCAGAAGCAGCACAAAGGTAAAAGAGTTCGTTGGGTTAACGTCGCTCAGGCTGAGAAGGCCGAGGGCCGCCGTCATGAGGGCTATGAGCGAATTCCTGCAGCTGAAGGCGGGAAACAGGTAGGAAATCTTGCGCTTTTCGCGATTCCTGAGGGAGCATACCAGGAGAAGATTGCGCGTCAGCGTAAGACGAATCGGGATAGGCTTCAGGCACACAACCGGGAGGTTGAACAGCAGGCAGAAGCTGTTGCCAGGGAGCTCCGAGACCGTTATGGTATCAATGCTAACATCCTCATTAAGGAATAGTAATCATGTCGAGTTTTCCAGCGACGATTACGGAGGACATTGAGGCTAGTTCGGTTCAGGAGTACGCCGTAAGTGTTACTTCCGGTGAAACTGCTGCTGCATCGGGCGAGCTGATGTACTTCGATACTTCGACGCAAACCCTAAAGCGTTGTGGCGCTGATCCGTCACTGATCGCAGGCATTGCTGAAGGTGCCTCAGCGACTTGGCGGCTTCTTACGCCGAACAACAAGATTCCCCTTCGGACTCTTTCTCCGAGGTGTGGGGTTCGTATGTGCAGTTCTACCACGCTCAGCGAAGCTAATGTTGGCGTGGCGTATGGTATTGTCCGTGACGCGAATGGCTTCTGGGCAGTGGACACGACTGATACGTCCAATACCCGTGTGTTTGTCTATCGTGTCGACACTGGCGCGAACGCAGCTTTCGTTCGGTTCGTTGCCGCCAACCTGCAGTTTGACGCAATCGCCAGCTAAAGGAGCTGATACGCTATGGTAGCGACTCGTGGCGCGTTCAGCAATCTGCTGGCGCCTGGATACCGCAAAGTGGTGTTTGAGACCTACAAGGAGCGTCCGATCGAGGGCACTCGCTTGGTCAACATGAACACCTCTAAGCGGGCGTACGAAGAGGACTTCCCGATCGCTGGGTTTGGGACGCTGGTGACCAAGGCTGAAGGTTCCTCGGTTACTTACCAGGACGGGATGCAGGGCAGCGTCAAGCGGTACAGCTGGACTA